CGGCGTGCGATTTAAATAATGGGTGTCACCCGAGTTAAACCGCAAGCTATGCTCGATCTCATACGCAGCCGCACCAGCCTGCCCGCTAGCACCAGCAAGGATATTGCTACCAATGATGCTCATGAGTAGTTAGCGGTGAAGACGGCGTGGATTGAACTGGTGGTGCGGACGACGTAATCAATACGATCAACCGCCGATGCAGCCGTGGACAGAGTAGGCGCGGTTCCGCCCGCAAAGTCCCACGACGACCCGTAGGTCAAAAGACGACTCCCGGTGCTGTCCTGATTTACAAAAATAGAACCGCTCTGCCCTGCAGTCAGGTTGCTTGGATTTGCCAGCGTGCAAGATGCAGTGTTTTCAAGCGTCAGGGCGAAGTTGTTCGCCGTCGCAAAATCAAGCGTTTCGGTAGTATCACCTGAGGCAACCGTGATCGCGGAGATGCTGCCGCGTTGTGCCTTGGTAAAGGTCTGAGCTACGGCGAGGCCAGCCGCAACGGTCGTTGCATCAGGCAGCGTAAAGGTGCGATCCGCGGTCGGATCGGTGACCGCCAGGGTTGTCTCAAAGTCGTTGGCTGTAGCGCCTTCAAACACCACTGAACCAGCGGTGCCGATGTTCAACGCGCCAGTGAGCGTGCCGCCTGCCAGGGCCAAGTAAGTGCTGTTAGCCGTGGCGCTGGTCAGCAGGCCAAAGTTGGTGGCGCTGTAATCGCCAACCGTCACCCATCCATCATTCGCAGCATTGCGAATCTTGATTAGGGTGTTGTTGGTATCGACCCACCACTGAAAAGCAAACGTGGTGGCGGGCTCAGTGCTGCTGCTGTTATTGCTTACGATCGCCGCAAGGGCGTTATTTAAATCTGAACGGAAGCTGGCCCCGTCTTGATTCGCAAGATTGTAATCATGAACAGCCACGGCGGCCTAAGCAGTCTTTCTGTCACTTTACCCACCTTTGCCAAACCCCACGGCAGACCAGTTGAAGTTGCGCGAAATTCCGGCGTCAGACGAGTTGTAGAAGTTGACCGTAAAACCAGTGGCTGAAACGCTGCTGACAGTGAAATAATCCCCGCTTTGCATGTTTTGAGCTGTGATGCCAACGCTAGGCAACCTCGTATCAGACCCAAGCAGGCTCGCAGTTCCGGTAAAAAAGCGATTAGCAAAAGTGACGGCCTTGGCTCCAGTCCCGCTAGAGACAGCCCCATCGCTGTTCTCAGTGCGGCGCTCAAGCTCGGCCACATAACCCAACTCATCTACAAGGATGTTCTGAGCCGTATCGGTGCTAGTCAGCTCAGTTTTGAACTGGAAAGCACGGCCCTTGAAACTGCCGCTGCTGAACTCAGCCCAATCACCCCAAGTGGGCGTGCCGGTTGGGTCATCATCAGTGCGACGAACGTAGAGTTTCGCATTGACCTTGTCGGCAACGTCGCCGTCAAATTTGCCCCAAGTATCAATGTTGTCCGTCTTGTCATCAATAAGGTCATCTGGATAGAAACCGCGAGTGACAAAACGACGCTTTAAGTCAAGAGAGAAAACATTTTCAAGGTCCAAGGTGTCCACAAAGTTGTAGACGCCATCCGCCTCGGTGTCGCCCAAGGTGTCGATCTTGCCCCAAGTGTCAATGTTTTCGGTCTTGCTATCGATGTCTGCCGTGCTTGAAAGCGTCAAGGCGTCATATTCATCGCTATACAGGCAGTCGTCTTTTTGGCCTTGAAACGGCGGAGAGTCTTGATCCTCTCGGCGCGTTTGCACCAAGAGTTTGCCGCGGGTATCAGGTAGGTCAATGATGACGCTTGTCTCGCCATCGCTAAGGCGTCCGCCGTCGTCCGCAAACTTAACGAGCACCTCGCCTTCAATTAGCGCAATCTTGGCGTTAGTTGAGTTGCCTGCAATTGCCTCAATCAGGTCAACAGAGTTAGACCAAGTAGCTGATCCGTCTGTTTTGCTTGAATGCCGAATGTAGACCTTGCCGCCGTGCTTGACGTCAAGATCGACGGTCTCATCCCATTTCAGAGTGCCTTCCTTGTCACTTGTGGCTTCAAATTGCAGATTCTGTACGTTGCCAGGTACTGCCGTTTTACCAACGGCGTTAAAGGTCAGGCTGGTGAAATCTGAAGACTGACGCCCTAAGGAATTAATGCTATAAATCTCGATCGCGTAAGTTCCGTCTGTAGTATCAAGAATCTCGGCATCAGGCTTAGCAACGATCATCTGCTCCCAGTTGTCGCTGCCCCGCCGATAGCGAACCTTATATTGCGGCGCGCCTTTTACAGCACTCCAGCTCACAACAATCTTGACTTTTGCTTTGTCGTTGCTTGCGTAAAATTTCTCTTCTGCCTTTGGGTTGTCAGGCGGCAGAGGGATCGGGTTTAGGTTTGTGATCGAGCGGGTGGCAAGCTTAGTGCCGTCTTCGACGTGCGCATATTTATTTGCATTGTGCTCAAGAGCTGAAATCTCATAGATCCCGTCTTCCTTCTCAACGACTGTCAAGACGCGAAACTGTTGCGCTTGAATGTCGTCCGTCTGAATCACCCAAACGCTGTTTTGATTGGGCCGGGTTGACCAATTGCCGTCAACCGTAATTAGCGTGCCGGTGCGGTCGGTGATGTCCTTGGTTTCAAGCGTACCATCAGGCAGCAACACGCTGAGCGTTGCGTTGTCCTCAGGCAGCCCCGTAGCGTCGTCTACGTTGATTGTGTTATCGCCTGCGCCTGCAATCCTGCCGCCATACCTGACGCCAGCCCTGATGGGGTCTTGAACGTCAATAATTGCGCCAGGTCGAACAATTGCGCCGGCATCAATAGACGCCGAGAAATTGACAATCTGAGTCTCATTGTTCTCGGAGAACAACAGCCACCGTGCCAGCCTGTTTGCTTGACCGCGGCTAGTGCAAGCAAACGCTTTAACCTGCGTTGCGACCCAGCCATATTTTTCAATGGCGTCCCGGTCTTCTACAACCTCATAGTTTTGCTCACGGGTATTAAGGTCTAAATAGCTGACGATTGCGACCGTATGGCGTGTCTTCAGATCAGAGCCGGCGTAATTAACGCCAGGCTCTAAAACGTTTGCGCGGTTGAATAGGTAGCGGGCGTCTGCGGGCTTGTCTTGGCTAAGAGTCAACGCACCGGTTGACCAGTACGGCTGGCAGCGCATGACGCTGCAAAGATCGTTGACGAGCTTATAGGCCTCGTATTGGTTTTGAATTAGTGCGTTGCAGCTAAAGCGCGCCTCTTGCCCGCCTAGGCCATCGTCAACAAGTTCGTTGGCGTATTTTGACGCAGAGAGGAACGAAAACTTATCAAGTTGCGCCTCTTGGACATGATCCCCGAAGCCCCACCTTCTATTGGTAAGCAATGAATATAGTATCCAAGCAGGGCAGGTCGTCCATTGCGCCGCACCAAAAGTGCCCGTCCAAGTGCCGCTGTAAGTAAGACGCCCAGTGGCTGCGTCAACCGTTGCGTTGTTTGGGATCTTGACCTTGATTCCGCGGATCCGATAAGACCGCGAAGGAATATTGTTGAACTGCTCTGCTGCAAAGCGAATTGCAGAAAGCGCGCTGTTGGGATAGCGCAGCTTCTTACGGATGATTTCCGTATAAGAAACCCAAAAGGTTGGGTTGACGTTGGCATCGCTAGTGTCTGCCGAGACACGCGTCACCCGAATATCTACAGGGAAGTCGCCGTCAAGCGAAATTAAATAGTCACGCTCATATTTGTCAGCAGTACGTCCGCTAATGTCTGCATCCTTGACTTTGGTAAAACCGCCACCGTTGTACTGAACTTCAATATCTAACTCAACGCTTGTGCCTAAAACGTCACCTTGGGCGTTTGAAGCCTCAAGCCTTGGCACCGCAAGAGTAACGCGCACTGCGTCAACATTGGTATCTGTAATCTGCCGAGTGATAGGGGTGGCCTGCTCAATTTCTGCGTTGACGCTTTTAATATCCTCAACATCGCCAAACCCGGTGACGTCAATATGCGTTTGGGCGTTTGTGCCATAACGGGTCGTTACGGTGACGCCTTTAAAGTTGTAGTCACTGTCGCTGAGATTAGTGACGTCAGCATCAGACCGAAGAATTGGCGTATCGGTCAGATATACGTCTTTAAGCAGTGCTTTGTTGTAATTATCCGTTCCGCGGGTATAGGCCCTAGCCGAAGGGAAGCCTTCAATCTCGCCTTCACTAAGTAGGTCAAGAATTGTCGCGTGAGAAGTTGAGGCGAGGTTGTCGGCCTGCCGTGTAGGCGTGCGAACAGCGGGCGGAGCGGATTGTTGGACAACAACGGTTTGTTGAACAACCGTTTGACCGCCACCGCCACCACCGCCACCACCACCGGCGCCAATGATCTGCTTTGCTTCTTTTTCAGCCATGTTCAGATCGTATCCACGTCAATACCGGCCGAAATGACGACCGAGCCAACAATGGTCTCCCCAAAAACCAAGGGAACGGGCGAGGCCATCCTGCTCGTATTCTGAATCCCACTAAAGCTGTAGGACGCTTGCGGGTCTAGCTCAGTGCCTTCTGTTGTTGTGTTGCGTCCAGCTGCACCGCCCAAGGTTGTAGAGGCGGGGCCAATTTGCGCCAGCTGCGGCGTTGGTGACAACAGCTGAGCAACGCCACCAAACATCAACGCAAGGCCGACGTTGCCCGCCAAAGCAACTAAGCCACCAGCTGCAGCGCCAGTAGCTCCAAACAATGCTGAGCCGCCAGCGAACATGCCAGCGCCAGGCAGAGCAATAGCGAGAGCGACTAATGCAGCCCCGGCAATAATCTTGCCAACACCGCCACCAGCGCCGCCAATCACGGGAACGATTTTGATGGACTGGCTAGCGGGATAGTGTATTTCTGATTCAGTGGTGTCATAGCCATCAACGACAACGCTGTATTGATGGTCCGCCATGTGGCGCTCTAGCCCAGGGAAGTTGGCTAGCAGCATCCTAATTGCTTCGCCTGCGCTGCTTACCTCGGCAAGGAATCGACGCTGACCAATGAACTTGGCCAAAGGGCCGTAGAGCCTAACCTCTCTCTCCATAACGCAGCACCCTTCCAGTGCAGTTTAGAAGCCACTCACCAAGAATTTCCCTTGACGAAAGGCGGCCCCTGAGATGGTGCAAGACCATTTGATCCTCAACGCAGACGGCAACATGATTGAGCTTGCTGGAATCAATAGCCATCAGCAACGCATCGCCCGGGCGCATTTCTGAAACGTCAATTTCATAAAACCCAGCGCCCTCCCAGCACTGGTCAAACATCGGATTTTCGTTGAACTCGTCAGGCGTCGTTGGTCTGTCCCAATCGGGCAACGTAATACCTTGCTCGCCGTACCAGTCGCGGACTAACGTCCAGCAATCAGAAACACCCCAAACCCATTCCCGGCCTACCAAGGGAGCCTTGTACCCTTCAGGCTTGCACTCACCCCATCGCTCAGTTTTCGGGTTGACGATGTACCAAGGCACCCCAGATTTTTCGCAGGCAACCCGGTCAGCTTCACTAGGAACCGGCGGGGTGACGGGATGACTATGGATGACTGCCACAACTTCACCCTTGTCCTCAGCGGCGGCGTAATCGACTGGATCAAGGATGAAAAAATCACTTGTCTCAGCCAAGTTTTTACATGGCCAATACCGCTCACGCCCTTTGATGATGACGAGCAAACCGCATGACTCACGAGGATCCTCCGCTTTGGCATGTTCAAGCGCTTTTGCCTTAGCGGTTGCCTTCATGAATTAAACGCGCCAATGCCGGGGAATCCTCCAAAAGGTAACTCAGCATTTTCGCCAAATCGAGCTTCACAGCTGCTCAGGCGTTTACCGCAAACGTCATCAGCGCTTGCGTCTACTGCTTCGTCGTTGACGTTGAAATAATCAGTGCCGCTGTAGCCGCACTCTGAGCCCTTGTAAATCCATGGGCAGAGGTTGGCGCTGCACTGCCGCTTGGGTGCTCGGACACCAGCAAGGTCAAACGCCGCGGCCATTTCAAAGGTGACGTAATCCCGGTTCTCACTGACCTTCCTGGCAACATAAAAAATATCGTCGTTGAATTTCTGCGTACTATCCGGGGTGCCAAACGGGTTGTCACCGTCAAAGTTGGCGTTGTCGATGTAGCGAGCAAGCGTGCGAATCCGGGTCAGCTTTGCCCCGGTCAGATCGTTGCCGGCTGTCGTCGTATTGACGTCTAAAAGGATTGCAGTGATGCTGCCGAGCAAGTTGGCCACCGTCAAAGTCGGCCTAGGCAAACTGCCGCTTTCGGCGTTGTACTCGAAGCCTTCTGCCTTGATTGGCAACTTGCTATAGGTATTGCCTGCCCAAATGATGTCTTGAGTACCTGAGCC